ATTGGCGACGGAACCGCTCTTGAAAAGCGTTGAGGTGTTAAAGCCCTTGGGAGTTCGACTCTCCCACCTTCCGTTTTAAGTATTTCTTAATCTCTGTCTTGACATTCACACAAAAGTATGTTGTCAGTAGAGAAAAAATAAAGTATCATATAGATACACAATAGCTCTGTGCCTTAATGGACCCATCTACTTACGGATTCTACTTAGTAGTATTAATTTTTATTCTCATGGTCTGGTACGCTGGATTTGAGGGGACTATGAGGTTGTTTAGATATGTTGACTTACAGTTGCAATACACTGTGGTCAGAATCAGAATGTGGAGGATGCAACGAAAGTTGGAGAAGGGGCTAGGTCTTCCACCCAAAAACTATCAAAAACTCCTGGAGGAACACAAGAATGACCAATGACAAGGAACTGTCTGATCTATCAATGAGTAGAGCAGAATGTCCCAAGTGTGGTGCTCTTTGGATTAACGGACAGCACTACTGGTCTGGAACAGGTAAGAAAGGTAATGATCTAGATCTTGCGGGTCTAGTTTGCAACAAACTTGGTAACCATCAATGTATTAATCCTGCTAGAGGTCAAGAAGGAGGCGTGACCTGGGAAGAACGACTTGTAACTTTAGAAAAGGATTTCCCCAACAATGAAGATGCCGCAAGTTGATTTTAGCAAGTGGGGGAAAGATGTTGAACCTCCAAATCATGTAACCAAAGAAGAAGTCCAAGAGATGATTGACACTGCTATACGCAGACACAATCGTAATGCTGGAATGATTAGTATGTTCGTCGGTTTCTTTATTCTTGGACTTTTCAGTGAGGGTCTATTGAGACTCATTGGAGTGATACCACCGCTACTGCCATGGCTCAAGATCACATTATAGAATGGATTGGTGTAGTCACACTATTTCTGTTTGGTGTGACTATGATTATTCAAGGTCACTTCATTTATCATAATAAACATGGATACTCCAGAAAAGACTCCGAAAGACAAGAAGCAAGAGATCAAGTCAGACGACAAGTCGAAGCGATCCTCCGAGGAGATAAGCAGGATGATTCATCCTCATGATGATGAACCTGACCCTACTGCATACATGGGGAACTATAACTTTCCCCAGATGCTTTTTGCTTTCTGTCTTGGATTTTGTACCATGTTCGTTTTATTTGTCGATGAACTAAATGATTTTAAAGGATGTCCACTGCCAGAGTACTTTCAAGAGAACAAATGACCGAGGACGAAAAAAAAGAACAATCATTCAAGACATTATTAGAACGAGTTAAACGACTCCGAATGCGAGAGTTATTTGAAGAACCATGTCCACTGTATGAAGATGATGAGAGGGAATAAATATTCTTATGGAAGAAGATTTACCAGCAATTATAACATTTGACTTTGAGATACAGGACGTTCGCCTGGTGCATAAGGCAATGACTGTTCTTAAAGAAAGATGGGCGGGAGGTGATCCCCGCGAACAAGAACATATAGATGTTCTTAAGCAGGCTTTCTATCGCGCTATTTTAGAGTATACTTATCAGGAAATCGATTAAAATGTTTAAAATGAATGATCACACCGATGCCCTTAGGAACACCGACTGGAGGTACAGCGACGAGAGGATGCTTCTCCGCGCAGAGGTCTTTCGTGCCCTTCAGCACCACCTAGAAGACCACTGCAGGGCGGTCTATGAGTTCTGCAATGATTGGGTTAGTCAAGGCAACAAGGGGTCTGATAACCTTGAGAAGCACTTCCAGGATTATCTCAGGACTGTAGCAGAAACCAGTTACACACTAGAACCGATTGACAATCATCCTTTGGTGGGGTAAGATATAAAAGTAATCGGGGCGTAGCGCAGCGGTAGCGCGGTGCTTTTGGGAAGCATAGGTCGGAGGTTCGATCCCTCTCGCCCCGATTTAATATACATATTATCAACTATGCAGTTTTATTCCGTGGAGTATTGGCAAGAGAACTGGGAAACTTTGATGGACCGAGTTGAGAATGGAGAACATATAGGTATAGAGAATGATAAGGGAGAAAGAGCAGTTATGATTCCAGCGGATGATGAACTCATACGCTTATACACAGAGCACGAAGAAGGATCCTAAGGGACTATCGCATATTGGTTAATGCCCTCTGCTTATAACGGAGTGAACCGAGTTCAATTCTCGGTAGTCCTATCGGGGGTCTAGCAATCTGGTGAATGCACCGAACTCATAATTCGGCTAAGGCGAGTTCGATCCTCGCGACCCCCATGGACAGATAATCAACTGTCCTTTTGACTTGACTCTTCTGAGTCAAAACCTTATAATAAAAAGGTCAACACACAAGACGATGACTCTTACAACTAAGTTCAAGAAAGACATTCAAACCCTTCGGGGTGCTGTAAACGGTGACTTTTTCCTTGATGTGAAGAATCCGAAACTTCTCAAAAAGGTCCGTCGTTATTATGAGAACAACGGTGTCGTTTTTTCTGGCGATCCCCTTGATGATTATGATATTTTGATGGAGCAAGTTGCTACCGATCTTGAGTCTGTTGAGGTGGCATGAAAGTTCTTCTAGAACGTTTTCCCTATCGTTATGTTGAATCGGGAACCCTAGACAATGGGTTCCCTGACTACAGAATCCAAAAAGCAAATGAGTATACCAAGCGTTACTCAGACATGTATCTTCTAGACAATCAGATGCAACTTCTGACTGCTATGGAAGATTTTGAATACACTAAATGGTTAGATCCAGAACGTGTTCCTTGCTATGTGAGGGATGTAGTATCCTAAATACTGATGAAGAATTAAGTATTTAACTATGGCAACATCAGCTAGACAAGCTGCCGCTAAAACTGCAGCAGCGGATGCATCGAAAAAGACAGTTCATATGTCCCAGTACGATAAGCAAGTAGAAGTACGCCTTCAGGCGTTGGAATCAATGGCACACAAGAAGTGTGATGGTGGTTCTGCTGCTGGTGGTGCTAGCGAAGAGAGAATCGCTGCTCTTGAAGCAAGACTGGAAGAACTGATTGTTCGTTTGAATAACAAGTTCAACTTCTGAGTTTCCTGTTTTTGGCAAAACAGGTGGTGGAGTCAATCTGACCCAAGACATGGAGAGTCTGTAAAAACCCTGGTCGGGATGGGTCAACGACCCCTCGGGTTTCTTGCTTCCTAAAAGCAAGTGGTGCGGATGGGAATACTCTCCCGCCTGGTTTCCATTTTCCAGTAAAAGAAATGGTGGTGCGTCGAAATTCCCCTTCCGTGTGGTTGGTTTCTTAGTTCCATCTGAATAAAAACTAAGTGGCGGGCATGTGTCCGAAAAGGGTAGTTGCATAAACTACCCTTTTTTGATAGACTGAAATGAACTAGATTGTAGCATGAAAAAAGTTGCTCTTATTACTGGAATCACTGGGCAAGATGGTTCTTATCTTGCAGAGTTATTGCTTGAGAAAGGATATGAAGTTCATGGTGTTGTGAGGCGCAGTTCTCTGATCAACACTCATAGGATTGATCATATTTACAAACAAATCCAACTGCACTATGGAGATCTGACAGACTCTACCAATGTAGTCAATGTCATCAAGAAGGTAGAACCTGACGAGATCTATAACCTTGCCGCTCAAAGTCATGTGAAGGTGTCGTTTGAACTTCCTGAGTACACTGGCAATGTTGATGGTCTCGGAACTCTTCGCATTCTTGAAGCAGTTCGTCTTCTAGGGATGGAAGATAAGGTTCGTGTTTATCAAGCATCTACCTCTGAAATGTTTGGTAAGGTTCAAGAGATTCCTCAAAAAGAAACTACACCTTTCTATCCACGTTCTCCTTATGGTTGTGCAAAGGTTTATGCATATTGGTTGACCAAGAACTACCGTGAGTCTTATGGACTTCATGCAGGTTCTGGTATTCTTTTCAACCATGAATCTCCTCGTCGGGGTGAGACTTTTGTTACTCGTAAGGTGACTATCGCACTTAAGAATATTGCAGAAGGAAAGTGGGATACTCTTTATCTTGGTAACCTGAACTCTTTACGTGACTGGGGTCATGCAAGAGACTTTGTTGAAGCAATGTGGATGATGCTTCAACAGGAGAAGGGTGATGATTATGTTGTATCTACAAATGAGCAGCACTCTGTTCGGGAGTTTGTAGAGAAGTGTGCTCCTTATTTCAATATGAATATTGAATGGCAAGGTGAAGGACTTGAGGAAGTTGGTGTAGATACTATCTCTGGTAAGACTATTGTCAGAGTCAATGAGAAGTATTTCCGTCCTGCAGAAGTAGATACACTTCTGGGAGATTCCACAAAAGCAAGAGAAGTTTTAGGTTGGTATCCTAAGACATCATTTGATCAACTAGTAGAGGATATGTGTAAAAATGAAAAAGGGATCTAGAATTTTTGTTGCGGGTCACAAAGGACTGGTTGGATCTTCTATTGTTAGGCGGTTAAAGACTGAAGGATATACCAATATCTGGACTGCTGATAGGTCGGAGGTTGACCTTACGAATCAGAAAGAAGTGAACAAATGGTTCAAAGCACATGAACCAAAGTATGTTATCAATGCTGCTGCTAAAGTGGGTGGTATTATTGGTAATCAGAATCATAAGGCAGAGATGATCTATCAGAACCTTATGATTGAGAGTAACTTGATTGAGGCTGCATATCGCAACGGATGTAAGAAGTATCTGTTCTTGGGGTCTTCATGCATTTATCCAAAAGAACCTCAACTTCCTATCACTGAAGATCAGTTGATGACGGGTAAACTTGAACCGACTAATGATGCATATGCAGTAGCAAAGATTGCTGGTATCTACCTGTGCAAGTCTTATCGTCAGCAGTATGGATTTGATGCCATTAGTGTGATGCCGTGTAATCTATATGGTCCTGGTGATAACTATCATCCAGAGAACTCTCACGTATTGCCTGGTTTGATTCGTAGATTCCACGAAGCAAAGGTTAATGATTCATCAACTGTAACCTGCTGGGGTGATGGAACTCCTCTCAGAGAGTTTCTCTATACTGATGATCTTGCTGATGCTTGTGTATTTTTGATGAATAACTATAGTGAAGAAGATCCTATTAACGTTGGATCTGGCAGTGAAATCAGCATCAAAACTCTGGCAGAAACCATTGCAAAAACTGTTGGATATGGGGGAGAAATTAAGTGGGATACTTCTAAACCAAATGGAACGATGCGAAAGGTGATGGATGTGTCTAAGATAAAATCTCTTGGATGGAGTCCACAAGTTCCTTTTGAGTCAGGAGTCACAGTTTCTTATGGAGACTTCCTAACGAGATTCGGATAATACTACAGGGGTTGCGAAAGCACCCCTTTTTCTGTATAATAAATATCGGGTAACAACAAAGGAAAGAATGTCTGAGTTTACAAAAACAGCATTGGTTCTTGGTGCTGGTGGTTTTATTGGTAGTCACATGGTAAAGCGCCTGGTGTCTGAAGGATACTGGGTTCGTGGCGTAGACCTTAAACATCCAGAGTTTTCTGAGACTGCAGCTCATGAGTTTATCGTGGGTGATCTGCGTGATATGAAGTTCACTGCTTCATGCCTGCAGTTCAAGGGTTATCAAGGTAACTTCTATCAACTTGTCCCTGATAATCACATTCAGTCGTTTGATGAGATCTACCAGTTCGCTGCCGACATGGGTGGCGCAGGTTTTGTATTCACTGGTGAGAACGATGCAGACATCATGCACAACTCTGTTCAGATCAATCTGAACGTGCTTGAGTGTCAGAGAATGCGTAACGAACGTGATGGAGTAAATAAGACTAAGATTTTCTACTCTGGTTCTGCTTGCATGTATCCAGAGCATAATCAAATGGACCCTGACAACCCAGACTGCCGTGAAGAATCAGCATATCCAGCAAACCCAGATTCGGAATATGGATGGGAGAAACTCTTTAGTGAGCGACTCTACCTTGCATACAATCGCAATCATGGTATCCCTGTTCGCATTGCTAGGTATCACAATATTTTTGGACCAGAGGGAACTTGGGAAGGTGGAAGAGAGAAAGCGCCAGCTGCAATCTGCCGTAAAGTCGCTTACCTTCCAGAGGTCGGTGGAGGCATCGAGGTGTGGGGAGATGGCTTACA